ATTTTGCACTTCCCGCGCTCATGTTTAGGCCCCAGGATATGCCGCCTTCAGGAATCGTTCATTTGCCTTAAACTGTACTTCTGCCCTGTTCGGGAACCGTACCCCGCGGAAGCTCTTGCGAGTGGCGGACAGGGTGATAACCAACCGCACATCTTCCGCTGTCTGCTGCGCAAATCGTAGATGCACCTCTGGACCCTCCACTTCTGCGCCGACTGCTATTGGCAGGTTTGGTTGCACGGCAGTGCAGCGCATCGTGTCCTGTTCACACACTTCTAAAAACCGGGGGTCAATATCAACAAGGGTGTCTGTTTGCGGTACAACCACGGTCATTACGTCCGTAAACAGAACTTCCGGTGCCTCAACTGTGAATAGGGCGGTGTAGCCGTTGGCAGTCCAACTGGCAGGCACGATAGCAGAGCTTTTACTAGCACCGCTTTCGGAGGGTTGTGACTCGCTGGGCGATGAGGGGCTAGAGGGACTTGACGGACTGCTTGGAGAAGAAGGGCTACTGGGAGACGACACACTGGCGGATGACGACTCTTCTTCACAACACTCGCCGCTGCCAGCGGCCATCACCACCCACTGACATACCGAATTGTCCGATTCTTCGTCGTCGGCAGTGTTGGGATAAGACTGCCGCTGAACCAGAACATGGAAGCCAGCGGGCAGGTAACTTCCCACTACGCCATGAACATCGGTGACTGTGATACTGGCAAGGTGCGAGCAGTCGTCGCACCACTCGCCATCTTCGTCAATGACCAAAACGGTGGCGCTGGCAGTGCCACAAGCTAGAAGCGAGCCCGACAACTTGGCCCACAGGAGCACTGGCCCGGAGTCTATCAGCATCCAGTTGACATAGTTGCTGTTGTGGTCTGTAAGCTCCGAAACGGTGCCCGAGAGGTCCTTCGGTTGCCCAATGCACGCATCCTCGGCTGTGCCGGGGTTCTGCCCCACACGCCAGTCTACATCGTCTGGAGAAGGGGGAACGTAGTCTTCTGCCCCCTGCGTCGGAAGAAACGCAGGGTACATCTCCCCAATCTTGTAGTAGCACTTCACCCTGTTCGCAAACGGCTTGGCGACTGAGATGCCAGGCTTGTTGGCGTTGCCCGACTCGTAATCTATAAACTTCCGCGAGCGAGGATCGAACCCGCGGCAGATCACGTAGTCTTCATACTGGTCTTCCGCTGCCACTTGCATCATGGCGCAGTACGGAAAGACCCCCTTGTCCTCAAGGGTTGCGAACTGCCCCGTTCCCGGTGAGAACACGGAAGGTATCCTGAATGCGTGCGTGAAGTTCCTACGCTTGCGCTTCGTCACGGCAATCCTCCAGGACTACCGAACGTCGCAAAGAAGCTGCACTGAACCCACGCAACCGTACATCGCACCCGCATCGCCGTCGTCATCAACTAGCACGTCAAGCAGCACATCCAGCAAGTCGCCAGGGCTGAGCGTCGTAGCGGTAAGGGCGAAGTCCAGGTCCGCGAAAACGAGGCTATTCATGTCCTTCGCGGCACCGGCGTAGAGATCGCCAGTCGATGTGGAGTCTTCGCCTGACTTATAGACCTGGAGGTCCACCGTGGCTGACTCCGAACAGACGGTTGTGAGCATCCCGGCATGAACGCGAATCGTGACGGTCTGTGCTGCCACGTACTCCCACGGCAGTGGAATTTCGGCGCGGGCGTAAAAGTGCTCCTCGGCACCATTCCCGCCGCAGTCGTCCGTTTTGAGCGATGGGGCGTTCGTGCCGTGCGTGCCGCCGACGCACCCGAGGTGGGCACCCCCAACTGGCGTTCCGTCGAGGTTTGTGGCGTAGTCGTCATGCTCTCGCCACGCGCTCATGGGGATGGTAAAGCATTGCAGTTCGGCCATCTCCAGAATGTTGGATTTGGAAAGGGCGGGCGAGACGGTCCCAGAAACCCGCAGGTTCCCTGGTACAATCAGATCGCCAGGTAGTGTAGTTGGATTTGCCATTCATCTTCTCCTTTGTTAAGGCGTTACCCAGCCTCCGCCAGTGTCTCCCAACGATGTGACCAGGGCGGTAAGCTCTTCAAATTTCGGACCTATATCCTCTCGCCTTTCGACGAACCCATAGAGCCCAATAAGCAATTTATTTTGTTCGTCCAGTTGGTAGGCCATCAACTTCATGTCGATATCCTGAGCGTACCTGTCGCCCTCCAGTCTGGCCGCATACTCGTTCATTTTCTCGATAATGACTTTGTGCTTGTGCTCTGCCAGCAAGGACGACTGTTGCAACGTCAGCGTGGAATACTGCTCTTTCCCAGCAAGGATGCCCTTCACGGCGTCTTGGAGTTGTGCCAGAAGCGTGTCCCGCTCCTGCATTGCAGCCCGAGACACATCCTGCTGGGCTTGGTGCTGTTTATCGAGTCCAGCCAAGTTGTGAACTTCAATCTGCTGCACTTGCTCAAGAAGCGTATCCCGCTGCCCCGCTTGCCATTGCGTAACCGCCTGTTCTATCTGTTGCAACCGAGCGGCTTCCTCAATCAACCGCTGGCGCATCGCCTGCCCCGCCTCGTACAGTTGCGTTTGCGTGGCGATATTCAGTTTCGTATTGGCGTCCCGCAGTTCGTGTATCGCCGTTTTCCCAGCAATGGTGCGGTCCCTCATGCTCTGAAGCTGCTGGTACACGTTCGTAATCAAGGTGGCTTGATAGCCATACACCTCCTGCTTGACGGCCTGAAGTCGGTCTGTGCCAGAAAGCGTGCGGTCGCGTACTCCCAGCAGTTCCTTGAAGATGCCGATTAACTGGCTGGCCTCCCATTGCCACTTGTCTTGCCGAATAGAAAACTGTCGGTCGTATGCCGCCAGGGTGCGGTTGTGGGCGTCCTGTTGCAGCCCGTATCGACTGGTAATCTGGTCGATATGCCGAGCGTGGATATCTTGCTCTACTCCGTGGATGCGGTCTTTTGCGGCCAACACTCGGTCGCGTACCGACTGAAGCTGCTCGTAAATGCGGTGCTGATTCTCGAACTTTTCGCGGTTAAGGCGGTCATTCAAGGCCTGGATCTGTTCGTCTTTGTCGCGGCTATTGCGGGCCGTTACGTCGGCGGCTACCAGAGAGCTATACATCCCCCTGTCTGTCAACTGCTGTAGCTCCGCTGCCAAGGATGCAGTGAATTGCTCATTGATCCGAGCAAGTTCCGTTGCCCCAAGCCCATCCAAAAACCCGGTAGCCACAATTTCGTGAGACGTGTGGTCGGGCTCTATTTTGTCAATGTCGTCGTTGTAGTCCGTCTTATGAGCCGATAGCGTGCTGCTGGAGGTCGTTCGGGGCGTGTTTAGTTCCGTGGCAATTGATGTATAGTCATCTTCAATGAGCCCGAGCGTAGTGCCGTAGTTCGATACCAGCGTAGTCAAAGCGTCGGTAGAGGACGTGATAACCGCAGTAACGTCCGTATCCAGGCTGGAATGGTCGGTAACGAGCAGGTCGAGCGTTGTGGAAAAGTCCGTAACAAACGTCGATAGAGCGGCGACTTGCAGCGCCCGCTGCTCGTCTACTTCGTTTTCGAAGGTGACGTAATCGGTGTATAGCTTGTCCAGAATCCCGTCAATTTCCGCAGTCACGTTCGTCAGGTACGTACTGGCCGCGTCCAGAAGCGAATCTAACTCTGTATCCAGAGCCGTGTACGCTGACGCAAGGGCGGTGGTTTGCGTTGACTGCGAACTGGTGAACGTAGTTACGTCAGTGTCGGACGCAGTAATAAGCGTGCCAATCTCAGTTGCATGAGCTGTGTAGTTGGTGTCCAACTCAGCGAGCTTGCTTGCGAAGTTACTCAAAAATGTGGATAGATAGGTTGCTTGGTTGGTCAGTAGCGTTCCCACGGTGGAAGCGTTTGTGTCCGCATTTGTCTCCAAGTCGTCCAGTTTGGCTGCGAACTCCGTGAGGGTGGATGTAGCCGTTGCCGCATCAATTACAAGCTGGTCCTGGTTGGCGTTAATCAGCTCATCTACTTCATCCATGTACGTGTCAAGGTTACTCAGGTACGTCGCGGTGTGAGTGTTGTGGTCGCTGGTTTGCGACTCGAAGTAGTCCTGCTGGTTGTTTATCGTCGCAGCCCAATACTCAAGAATCTCGTTGTACCGAAAATTGTTCGCCCACGCCGCATCGTTGTGAGCGTCCGTACAACTGTTCAGCATCCCCGCCAGTGCTTGATATGTGTCCAATACCTCCTTGGTCATGGCGTAAGTGTTTGTCGCAGGAACCGTCGTGCTATCGGACGACACTGCCGTAATCGTCCAGCCCTGAGCCAGTAGCCATCCAACCGCAGACTCGGGGACGCCTGTGATGACGTTGGTGTTCCACCAAATGGTCGACAACGGATTAGTGACATAGCCTTGCGTTACGTCAATGTTGGCAAGGGCCGTTGGGTCTTGGTCTGTTGGGGGTGTAATTGCCATGTCTATCCTCTCCATCGCCCTGATGGCGAAACGGTCATGTGAACCGACTCAAACGCCCACGACCCAGCCGATTCCAGCCACAGACAGCACCACATGCCACGAACTCTCGGCCAAGACGTGTACGAGCGGCCTTCGCCCCAAGTTCCCTCGGCGGAAACATATTGCGCATAGGCGGTCCCCGCCAACGCCGCTGTAATCGCCGCCTTGCCGTTGTCGCAAGCCTGTTCGGCGGTGTTCCCCTTGACAACCTGCCACTTCACGTCGGCGCTGCCAATCGCCATGATCCCGTGTATCTGCTGAATCATGCCGTAGGTGTCAGGCCCGCCCAGCCGAAGCGGCCCGATCAGCACATGGCTGTTCGTTGTGTCCGTGTCGAACGGCCAGAACCCGTCTCGTTCGGTGTCGTAAAACCAGTCGGGATCGGTCGTTAGGTGGATGTAAACGCCGCGGTCGCTGTGCTGGTAGGTCAGCGTGCAGTCGTCGTCCGAAACGCTGATAAGCTCTTCGGGCACCTTGTCTTCGGAAACCGCCGCCAGCCCGCTTCCGTCTGCCCCCACTCGGTAGAGCCCTCGGCTGGATAGGAAGTAGATGACCCCGTTGGCCTCGCACCAAGCATCTTCCGCGATCATCCCAACCTGTTTCGACACTTGCCGTAACGTGCCCGTTGTCGGGTCTCCAGCAAGCACCCACGTTTCCGAAGCCGACCAGCAGATCAAGTAGCGGTCTTCGTCTGCGTAAGTTGCGAAGCCTACTATGTCTGGGCCAGTGCCGTCGTCTCCAGCCAGTTGGAAGCGTGTTGCGCGAGCGGTGTTGGATATGTCGCGGCCAAAGAAGTAGTCCGTAGAATCGCCCTTCGCGCTGCACTCGATGACGTTCGTGTTGGCAGTGCTGATCCGCAGCGTTCTGTCTCGGTACGTTTTGGAAGGCCTGGATCCCGCTGAGATGCCCGTGAAGGAACCACCGCGAAGCCGTGCGTCGAGCGGATCCTCCAGGCGACAGTTCATGCTCCAGGGGCTTCCGTATGAAACGGCTGAAAACACTCGTTCGTGAACCTGTCGCCGGGTAACTCCCAGTGAAGGAAACCGCAGCTCTAAGGTTCTTGGTTTAGGCGGCACAGGCTTGCCTCCTATCTCCCACGGTGTTGTATTGCAAACAGCCACTCAGTTGTCGCTGTGTGGCTGTTCTAACCACATTCCTCAGGCATAAGGAAGCAGGAACATGGCTACCACTAATTCTACCAAGCGGATTCCATGCCCCAAAGACTTGACTGGACAAGTGTTCGGCAGGTGGACGGTTCTGGGGTTTCATTCGGTCAAGACAGGCGGAAAACGCTACTGGCTGTGTCGCTGTGAGTGCGGCACAGAAAAGCCAGTATGCGGGTGCCATCTCAGAAGTGGAGCAAGCACTGGATGTCTGCGACACAACCAAGAAACACACGGCAAGTCCCACACTCCCGAATACTACGCTTGGCACAACATGCTTGGCCGGTGCCGCAATCCCAACCACCCACTTTACCCTGCTTATGGAGGCAGGGGGGTTTATGTGTGCGACAAGTGGAAAGCATTTGAAGCGTTTTTTTCTGACATTGGGCCGCGACCGTCCCGGCGACACAGCCTTGATCGCATTGACAATAGCGGAAATTATGAACCAGGCAACGTGAAATGGAGCACAAGCCGCCAGCAGACTCGCAATACTCGCAGGACGCATTTGATTTCGCACGACGGAAAGGTCATGTGCCTGACTGACTGGGCAAATACGACTGGCGTTGCTGTATCGACCCTGCGGAACCGCCTCAAGCGCGGGATCCCAATGGAGCAGGCGTTGCAGCCTTATTAGCCACCTGAGTTCAATCGTTCGCGGTTTCGCCATGCTTCACCCCCCTAAACTGAGTCCACATGGCCTTCATGCTGGGTTTGCAGCTTCCAGCGGAACCAGTCCTGAACCCGATGCCCCTTCATGGGGCCTAGGTTGCGGGGGCTTCGTCTGTAGTCCCTGGAAATAGCCGCCGCCAACTCCGCTCGAAACTGGTCCTGCCTGTCCGTCATCGGGCCGTCCATAAAGATGGATTCGGCCTGCGCCAAGCACGCGGAAATAAACAGCTCCAGATGCTCGGGGCCGCCTGGGAAGTACGGTCGGTCGCTCGTCAGGTCGCGGATCGGGCCCGCTTGGTAGAGCATGACTAATTCGTAAGTCCCATCCGGCGTCGGGTGCAGCACAAGCTCCTGCACCTGTTCCGTGGTGCCATCGTGCGTTCTAGGCTCCCATGCGAAGTTGGCTGGAACCCCTGTCCCTGGGTACTCACTGTAAAGTTGCTGCAAACGGGAAGATGGCAACTGCAAGACAGGCGGATGCTGGTAGTTGTCCCCGTCGAAACTGATGTGGTCGATGACCTGCTCGAAGTCCGCTGGTAGCGGGTATCTCCGCTGCCCGTCTGCCGTAGTGAAGCGGTGCTCAGGCCGCATCCACGTCCACTGATGGTTGGCACTGTTATGCACCACGCTGTTGATGCCACGGCGGATCGCACTGGTGACATCGGACTTCGTTCGCGGATCCCACTCGGAGATCGACGTGCCAATGAAAGAGGCTATCTCTGAACGGACTAGTTGGTAATCGTTCATGTCGCTATCACCACATGCACCCTGGCGGTGTTAGAGGAGTCCTCGTTATAGGCCCATATCTCATCAATCGTGTCCTCTGTGCCGTCGAAGGCGTCCACAGTCCCGTCGAATTGGTGTGCCAAGTCTGAACTAAAAACTGTCGCGGGTCCAGGCACGTTTGCAGTCCCGCTCCCCTGGACTTCGATAACAAAGTATTCGTCGTCTGTTCCGGCATCTGTCGTGATTTGTACCAGCACGTCCCGGTCGGACTCTATCCAACAGAAGTCGAAGTCCGCAAGCGTCTCCATCTCGGTCTTGTCAAACACCTTGACGGCAGTTTCTGCGGCAACCTTGTGTGTGTGCTGCATCACCTCGTCGTCGGCAATCGAGATGCTTCGCGCCGTAGATAGCGACCCCACTTGAACGGGTCGGCTGTCCACAGACACCACCGCATACTGGTAAACCTGTATTGTTCCCATATCACACCTCGACGGTCTGGTTAATGTTGTCGGGCACCTCGGGAAACTCGTCCCGCTTCGGGCGGCGAACGAGGTCGGGCCGCATCTTCACTTCTTTGCCTTCATGCAACACGAGCACCCGCCCCTCTGTGGTCACATTCAGGAAATGCGCCGGGCGGTCTTTTCCTCGCCAGTGGATCACCACCTTTTCGCCGGGAATTGGCGTCAGCCCGACCAAAAACGAATACGCTTCGGGCTCTGGTTCCTGCGGCTCCTCACCAGCCATCATTACGACGGTGGCTAGTTGCGTTGGCGTCATGGTCTTGTTCAGCACCCCCAGAACAGAAAGACATCGCGCCATCTTGTAGTGGGCCTGACGCACGGAAGTGGGTAAGGGTGGGGGTTCCTCGCCCGGCTTGGCCCGTAGACCAAGGCAGGAACGGAGGTACGCGGCATCCATACGACCGGCGTCAGGCTCATCGGGTACTTGATAGTCCTCTGGTATTTTCATTGGAAAACCTTACCAAGAAGTGGTGCAGGGCATCTGACGGATAATCTGGATCGCAGCATCGGCATCAGCCGTGGAAACGAGATACAGTTTCTCAATGCCCGGCCCAAGGGTTACGTTCGTATCGGTCAAGAGCCACATCTTCTCGTCTTCGTCGAACACCGTGTCAGCAGTGATCGCGCCGCTGGATGTCGACAACCACGCACTCTTGGCGGAATTAGCATCGTCATTTCCTGCGGCGTCATCTCCAGTGTGGATAATCTTGTACGAATACTCTGGAAGAAGCTCCACGGACACTTCCGTGGCCCCCGCCAGCGAAACATACCCAAAGGCATCAAGTTTGCTCCAGGCCATTGTCGGTCTCCTTTGTTTGCTCGCTTGCGTCTATTTCACCGCCGTCGAGTTTGTGTATCTCGTACCAACCTTCGTCGTAACCGTGTTTGTATTTTTTCAGCTTAGCGTTCATCCTCTTCGCCATCGCAAATGCTTTTCGGAGCAGTGGTATCACCGTGTCACTTGGATCGCGTTCTGAAAGAATGTGGTATATCCTCCGATGGACCCCGCAAATCGTTTGAAGACTTTGCGGCCCTTCGCTGATCGTCATTTTGTCTTTGCGTATCCTCATGTACCTACGCAACCGTTTGGAAACTATGCTCTCGGTCAATTTGCGTTTGTACTGCCTCTTCGTCCCAATCAGGCATCGGGCTAAACCGCTCGATCAGCCATGACAGCGGGTACACTTGTTTCTCCCAGCGGTTGTTCATCCACAAGTCTCTGGAATAGGCCCGCGCTTTTTCCTGTGCTATACCCGAAAGCGGATACGGAAACGTGGACTCTCCGTTGGCGGCGAAGTTTCCTGTCCTAAAAAGGTGGGCAAACCATGTATTCACGTTCGTCACCATCTTGCCGCCTGACAGCCACGCCTTCATGCCAAGCTCACAGCCGTACTGGCCCCAACTTCCGTGCTGTTCGTCCATGCCGTCCAGTTCCCAGAACCGCTCCCGCTCCATCAGGAAGCAGCACCCTACACAGATGGGCGTCTCAACCAGTCCGGACTCTACTTGCTTTTGCACTTTAGGCCATTTTCGCTGTGCGTACCAATACTGCATGCGCAGGTCCGTGTCGAATCGCCATGTTATCGAAGCCCCCTTTTTCCAGCGGGGCTCCCACACCAGTTTCATAAACAAGTTGTCCTCGCCACACTCCTCACACTTAGCAGGTTTGCTCCCCTGATAGGTTGCATGACCGCACTCATTGCACACCCAGTCAAATACGTGCAGTCGGTACATCTGCGGGATCATTGTGTACTCGGGCTGCATCTTCTCAATCATCTTCACGTCGAAGCCGTCGTCCACGCTACAGTGGGCGTCGAGCTTCATCACATATTTCGCCCGACTCATCTGCACGCCAAGGTTCGTTGCGGCTCGCTGACCAATCGGAGTCGTTGTCTTGACTACTTTAACTCTTGGATGATCTTCGATTCCCTGCGCAGGGGGCCAACCGCCGTCGAGAATGCAGATAATTTCCGTATCCGCGTGCGTGTGCGACAAAACATCCTTGACGGTCTGTGCGTGATACTCTTCGTTTCTTCCGGCAATTACAATCGACAGATCCTTTGCGAAGCCGTCAGCCATCACTCCTCCTTTGCTAACACCGTTCGGCACCTCGCTGCCAGAACGCGGTCGGACAGTTACCTTTGGTTACATACCAAGGGTCTATGCGATGGCAATGGGTGTAGGCATCCACCGCCTTCATTACGCCACCCCGATGAAACGCATAGTAGTCGTGCAGCAGTATCAACCCTCCCGGACGCACTTTCACGGCCCAGCGGATCAAGTCCTGTACGACAGCATCAAATCTGTGGTCGCCGTCGATATACACGAAGTCCAGCGATTCTTCCTCGAACCTGTCCACAACGTCCAGACTAAATTCGCGGACAATGGTTGCATCAAACCGCTCTAATAGGCGGCACGCAGCTTCGTAGTTTTTGTCGTGTTTGTTTTGTTCCACCTTTACGCCATATCTGACATACGGATCAATACACGTTAATGAGAGGTCGGGGTTTGCGCTGCACCACATCTTCGCAGAGTGTCCCTTGTGGGTGCCTATCTCTACGCCGCTGCGAAAGCCAAGGTCGCACATCACTTTCGCAGGGAATGACGGCCCGCATCGCCAGGTTTCTTTACCCAGCGATAGCGTGCAGTTAGCGACACGGGAAGGTTGTCGTTCTCCTCGTCTCCGATGTTGCGAAAATAGCGGTGCAGCGCTTCCCCAAACTCCATGTTGTTCTCCACTTACGCTGTTGCTGTTGCGGTAGCAGTAGCCGTGTTCGTGGCAGTAGTCGTAGAGGTGGACGTTTTCGTAGCAGTAGACGTTGCCGTCACCGACGAACTGGAAGTTCCAGTGGCAGTGGTCGTGGTAGTTGCGGTAGAAGTAGTCGTGCTCGTGGACGTTGCCGATGGCGTGGAAGTCGCCTTGGCGTCCACATGGATCGTCTGTGTTTCCGTGGCAATAGGAAGCACAACCCAACTCGTTCCGTCCGAAATCGCCACAAACGTACCACCGATACGCTCACTGTCGGTGCGGTAACTGATGTTGTCTGCCGTGAGGCTGTTGAACACAACCAACCCCGCTTCTGCACCAGACACCATCATGTTCTGGTCGGCAACGTTCATAAACAGCACCCACTCGCCTTTGTTCGTGCTGGCGGCAGATGGAAGCGTGAACTCCACTTCCGCCGCGGCTCCCCTGGTTGTGAACACAGTTCCAAAGTCGTCGGGTGTTATTGTGTAACTGGATGTCTTGGTAACGATCTTCAATAAGGGGCGAACCCTTCCGCCCGTCATGCAATCGTTGAACAGCCGCATTATGTTTTCAGCACTCATTGGTTTTCCCCTTACGCCGAAGTCACGGTTATAGTCTGAGTCTCCGACGCGATGGGCAGAACCGCCCAACTTGTTCCGTCTGAGACGGCAAGAAACGCACCAGCGATTTTCTCGCTGGCAGTCTGGTAAGCGATGCTGTCAGCAGTCAGGTCGTTGAACGTGACGAGTTCTTCGTCTGCCGTGGCAACAATCATGTTCTGATCGGCAACGCTGATGAACAACACCCAGTCACCTTCGTTCGTACTCCCCGCAGAAGGTAGGGTGAACGTCACGGCACCCGTAGCGCCGCGAGTGGTAAACACCGTCCCAAAGTCGTCGGGAGTGACGGTGTAACTGGATGTCTTCACGACTATCTTGAGCTTGGGGCGAAGGCGGCCAAGAGTGGAACAGCCGTTCCAAAGCCGCATAATTTCTTCGTGAGACATGAAGAACCCCTTTTACATCTGGGTTGATGGTCCGATTGGCACTATGCCCGGCCTGCTTCTCCAGGCCGTTACGGCAACCGGCATCCGTTAAAGCCCCCCAGGGGCCGCAACGGGCCCCCAGGGGTGGAGGACATACGTCCGTACTATCTAATTACGGCTGGCCTTCCGCGAAGCCCTGCCCAACGGCAAGCCAATCTACGTCGAAATAGTCCGTCGCAGATGCGGTCGCCATCCATTTCGCAAGGATAATCGGTGCCAGCTCCTCGCCAGACGGGAAGTTGGTATCGTCTGCCAAGTCCGTCGAATCGCAGCGCACGTCACCAGCGTTGGTGCATTCGTCGCCATCCACATAAAACTTGATCCGACGATCCTTGTACTCCCTCGGATCGTACACGAAGCCGAGCTTGACCCAGGTGCTCAACGCTACGTCGTCACCTGTATCCTGCTCGTCCATCGTGCCCGAGTTCCGTTTGAACACTCGCTGGATCGAAGCACCGTCTGTCTCCTTGACAAAGAAGCCGATGCAGTCGATGTCAGCCAGCGTATCCGCCGTGTCGGAAATCATCCCGTCCGTGGCTGCGGCTCCAGACTCAGCCAAACCGCAGAAGAACGACATATCGCCGGTCGTGATCGAAGCGGTCTTGACGCGGCACTCAAATGCCACGACGCCGTCCTCGCCAGCGGTGTCGTCGATCTTGACGAGGTTCCCGGAGTTGCCGCACATCTGAATGCCGACAACGTCCGTGTCCGTCGCGTCCGTGGTCATGCGCAACACGCCGAACTCGCCTTCCGACAAATCCACCGCCGTATCACTGGCAATAGATCCGCCCGTATCAATGACAACGCCGTAACCTACGGTGTCGCCATCAGCCCACTGGCCGACATTGGCGAAGTCGTCGAAGTAAAAACCCATCTTCGACGGGTCGTAACAGTTGCCGCCGATGAAACCGTAAGCCTGCCAAATGGCAGGGCTCAGTCCGCGGCCAACTGAACCCTCGGCAGAAAGTCGAGTAGTACCCATGAATTGGGCTCCTTTGTGTTAGAGGGTTAGGCCGGGTCGGACTTGGCGGCTACACCAGATCGTCGCGGGTCCACGTTCAGGAAGTTGTACGTCAGGTCGGTAAAGCAGTTCCACGTATTGTGGGACTCACCTTGTGTCGGCCCGCTTTCCCGAAGGTAATCGCCCTTCAGGCACGCCGGATAGAACGTCGAGTGATCCACGACGTACACGGGATCGGTTGACGAATCGTCATCCAACT